GAACACTTGGTTATAACAGGTGGCGAACCATTGCTTGGTTGGCAACGTGCATATGAAGATTTGCTTAATCATCCACGTATGACCAAATTAAAAGAAATCACTTTTGAAACCAATGGTACTCAACCGTTGTCAAAAGAATTCAGACAATATTTGCTAGACTGGACTCTCAATCCCAAGCACGGTCGTCGAGGATACAATGCCTTAACATTTAGTGTAAGTGCCAAACTTCCTGCCAGCGGAGAAAGTTGGGAAGAAGCTATTCGGCCAGACGTTGTTTGCGATTACGAAAAGATTGGACACACTTATTTGAAATTTGTAGTAGCCACCGACGACGATGTAAAGGACGCATTAAAAGCAATTGATCAATATCGAAATGCGGGATTTAAAGGATCCGTATACCTAATGCCTGTGGGCGGAGTTGAAAGTGTTTACACACTAAACAATCGACGTGTAGCAGATCTAGCGATGCGGCACGGATTGCGTTATAGTGATAGACTACAAGTGCCTTTATTTAAAAACGAATGGGGCACGTAATTTCGCCTTGCATTAATATATGCAAGCTAGATGAAAACAAAATTTGTATAGGTTGTTATAGAACATTAGACGAAATAGCTAACTGGACAAAATATACAGATGAACAAAAACAAGCAGTTATAACTCAATTGCAAAGCAGAATTCAAGGAGAATCCAATGTTTGATTGGCTGAAGAAAAAATCTAAACAAGAAGTAAAGAAAGAACCAGTAGAAACAAAATCAAAAAAGAAAACTCCAAAGGAACTAGCTACTGAGGCCGGCGAGCCATATATTAGTGTTGTTAGCGTCGAACTTGATCCCGATGATGTAGGAAATGGTGCATTTGAATTGGACTGGAATGAAGTATTTGTTGCTCGTCTAGTTAAAGCTGGTTACATGATTAAAAAAGATGACACTGATGCTGAAATAGTGGACAGATGGTTTCAAAGCGTATGTAGAAATATTCTTAACGAGAATTTTGAACAATGGGAAGCCAATCAACCAGTTGATACTAGACCAAGACGTGTAGACAGAAATGATTTAGGTAACGGAAGAACAGAAATTTCATGATCTTATACGTAAACGGCGATAGTCATAGTGCCGGAGCCGAAGCAGTAAATGATTTTTGTTTTGCAGAGGATGATTCTTTATATTGGAGTCTAGGAAGACGGCCGCACCCTGACAACGAAGCAGTAAGTTATGGTTGCAATTTGGCAAATGAATTGAATGCAATACTTCATTGTGACGCAGAATCTGCAAGTTCAAATTCTCGTATTATAAGAACAACCAGAGAATATTTGCAAGAATTCAAACCAGATGCGATAATAATAGGATGGAGCACTTGGGAACGACAAGAATGGTTGTATGATGAAATTTATTGGCAAGTAAATGCCGGCGGAGTCGGACATGACTGGCCTGATCCAATTAAGGAAAAATACAAAGATTACATTATAAATCTTAATTGGATCGAATCCGAAATTACCGTACATGAAGATATTTGGAATTTTCATATAGAATTAAAAGAATCGCAGATACCGCATTTGTTTTTCAATACTTACAGCTTTTTTAGCCATACACCAAAGTATAATTGGGAGGATAGTTATATAGACCCTTACAATCAAAATTCAACATACTGGAATTGGCTTACAAATAAAGGATTTCGATCCAGACCCACTTATCACTTTGGCCCAGACGCACACAGAAAATGGGCAGAATTTCTTTTGCCACACTTGACTAGATTATTGTAATATGCTACTATTACCATATGAGATACTTACTTGTAGACACCGCAAATACATTCTTTCGTGCTCGTCATGCTGCTAGTCGGCAATCGGACACATGGGATCGTTTAGGATTCGCTATCCATGTCACACTTGGATCAGTTAACAAAGCCTGGCGAGATCATCGAGCCGATCATGTGGTATTCTGTTTGGAGGGACGGAGCTGGCGAAAAGATTTCTACGAACCATATAAGAAGAATCGTGCAGTGGCCCGGGCCGCTCTTACTGAAGCTGAGGCAGAAGAGGATCGTCTATTTTGGGAAACTTTTGACGAGCTTAAGAATTTCCTGTCTGAAAAAACTAATTGCACCGTCCTCAGACATGAACAGCTTGAAGCCGACGATCTTATTGCCGGATGGATACAATCACATCCCGGTGACGAACATATCATTATCTCGTCAGACACTGACTTTCACCAGCTGCTGGCATCTAATGTGCACCAATACAACGGAGTTGCAGATGAACTACATACCCTTGACGGTATATACGATAAAAAAGGTAAGTTGGTAATTGATAAAAAGACTAAGGAACCCAAATCCATTCCTGACCCGGCGTGGATCCTGTTTGAGAAGTGTATGCGGGGAGATCCGACAGATAATATCTTTTCCGCCTATCCTGGTGTTAGGACGAAGGGTTCCAAGAACAAAGTTGGTCTCACTGAAGCTTTTGCTGACAAACATAGCAAAGGATATGCTTGGAATAACCTTATGCTTCAGCGATGGACGGACCATAACGGTGTGGAACATCGAGTGTTAGACGATTACGAACGCAATCGTGTGCTAGTGGATCTCACAGCACAACCCGACGATGTCAAATCTATGATTGCAGAAACTATTGCTGCAGGTTCGGTTAAAAAGACTAAGCCAATGGTAGGTGCTCAGTTCTTAAAGTTTTGTGGCAAGTATGAGCTCAATCGACTAAGCGAACAAAGTTCGAACTTTGCAGAGTTTCTTGGTGCGGAGTATCCGGGATGAATACATGGCTAATACTAGCCTTGTTATTTTTTAAACATTTCTTAGCAGACTTTTGTTGGCAAACAGATCGTATGCTGAGAGACAAAGGTCACTTTTGGCGTATAGGTGGTTTGCAACATGCCGGATTACATGGTGCATTGACTTATGTTATCCTAATGCACTTTCTAGGTGTACAAGCCTGTATAATGTTAGCAGCGTTTGATGCAGTCGTTCATTATTTTATAGATTGGGGTCATCGTAGAATCACAGTGCGTATGACTCCGGATAGTAATGAATTTTGGATGTGGATTGGCATAGATCAATTGGTACATGCTACAGTTTATTTAGGCATAGGTTTTGTAGTTTCAATTTTATTAATAGAATACATTTAATTCACAGGAAAAACAATGAGATGGTTTAGAAAATTATTTTGGCGATTAAGTAAACAGGCTTGGGAAGATAGTGACGATTTCGAAGCAGAAGAAAGAGCGAAAGCCAGAAATACTCTTAAACGAGGAAGAACGATCAAGTCTAGTTTATTTACAAATGACTCCGAGGCAGTACCAACACCAGATTCTCGTTTGAGAGCTAACTCAATGAGTTTTAGACTATATCCATGTGTGGGTGGCCACATACTTGAATGTACAACTTATGTTGAAAGAAAAGATGAACATCAACATACACTATACATGATTCACGAAGATCAAGATTTTGCAAAACAAGTAGCACAATCAATTATGATGGAGCAAATGAAACAATGAGTAATTATACAATGGCCGGATCAGCGATTCCAAGTGTAGCACCGCTAACAGCTTCGCAGATAACACAGATTGATTTAGGTGCATATTCAATGGATAATAAAAAACTACCTAACAAAAAAATATCTTTTGATGTACATACCGCACACGGTGGATACGTTGTAAGAGTGTCACAGAGTTACGGAGTTGAGGACACCTTGTATGTAATCAGTGACGAACAAGAACTAGGACAAGAACTAGGAAAAATTGTAACACATTATACATTATCAAAAGAATGAGCGAATTGATAGCCACTCCTGTAGTTAAAAATAAATTCTGGGTAGTAGAAGATCGCGGAAATAAAATTGCCACTATTCAAGCTCGAGAAGATGGTGGCTTTGTTTATGTTCACGACGATCAACGAGAATATTTTCCGTCAACTAGAGATCTCAAACAAAAATTAAATATCAAATTTGGATCTATAACTAGAAAACATAAAGAAGATATAAAAACAATTTATGGATTTCCAGTAAAAGGCAAAATTTATAATCAGGTGTTTGATGTGCAGCGACGGTTACCAATATATACAAAACAGGAAAAAAGTAAAAGTTTCTACTGTGCTGGATTTTACCTAATAAAATTCAATAACATTTGGAATGAATACTTTTGTCCAAAAAATATAACTTTACAAAGGTACCAGTATCTTGGGCCGTTTAAGTCAAAAGACGAAGTTCAAAACAAGTTAAAGGAAATAGCATGCAGTTAAGTATTGCAATTAGAAATTTTAATGATAGAGTAAAGCAAATGAATCAGACAGCCAGCAGGCAACTTATATTAAATGCTGATGAGGCTAGGAACTTGCACTCGGATATCTTCAATTTGCTAGCCGTTATAGCAGAATTGCAAGAAACCAAACCCACTGTACAAGAAGTATCAGACGTCATGGTTGACGGAGGCGGATTCAAATAAGTACGTGTTTTTAGTGATAAATACAAAGTTCAAGGAAAGACGATGTCAAGACCCAAACCAACTGTTCTATTAGAACATGTAAATAAAACAAATTATAAAAGTGACCAAGTACTCTCTAGCGAAGGAATCTGGGCCGTTTTCTACGAAAATAAACCAATCAATTTAAAAACACATAATATTCTGGTAGCATACCCGGGTCCAAAATATAAGAAAGTTTCTTTTAGTAATTCTGGACACGCTATTAATCTTTGCAAAAAACTTAACACCCTTTTCAAAACTGACAAATTCACCGTGGTCTTAATGAAACAAGGTGACCAAATCTACCCGTAATCAACAGAGCTACACCGAAGGCATCCTGGTAGCAGCTGGTCACGACCCGTCCGACTACTCGCAATATATCAAAATTTGGTGGTGGAATCATACTGATCCAATCAGTTTACGATTGAGTAAATCTGGGTTACAATTCATTAAAAAGTTCACCAAAATACCAATCCATTCTATTCCAATATCTCACCCTTTACTAAGCACACACCTTATCAAGTTGGCAAGAATTGATCTTGGTCCATATTATCTTATTGTGAGAGAAAAAGATGCCACAATAATGGTGCTAGACCAAGAAGTTGCTACAATGCTAATGTTGCATGCGGGCAATTTGGGACAGTATCTTGAAAACTTGCAACTTTAACAACATTGTCCAAAAATGCGTATTTTGCTATAATTAGTTCATATTAATAATAAGGAGCTAGTTATGCAATATGCAATGCAGCCTAATTCTACAATGTTTGTACGTGTTAAAAAAAGAGCAATAAAAAAAGACTTTGTAATACGTGTATCTGCTGCAAATCATAATAACTTTCATCATAGTAAAGCTTTTTACGTATCAGAGCTGCCTAAAAACACAGAGCCAGACGCTGTAATACAGTATGTTGCTAATCTTGCAAAACGTTACAATTTTGCTAACTATCAATTTGTTATATAATTAGCAATATAAAAAACGGTAGACCATAATTCCCCATTTTGCTATAATAGTTCTGTTGTAGTTAATTTTGATCATCAACTTTTAGGAGTTATATATGTCCAAGACTTTTACTTTTGCAGGTACTTGTACCGAAAACGGCGCTGTTGTTTACAAATTTGCTAACGATGCAAATCGTGCTAAGGCGCTTGAGCGGTTTGGTTGCACTGATGTTAACATGATTGCACTACCTAATGCAATGGACAAAGAAGCTGCTGTTGCGTATCTTGCACAAGTAGGTATGACTGCCACTAAGGCACCTCGTGCCGCCAAGGCTGCAAAGCCCGCCAAGGCTAAAGTGGAAAAGGCTGCTAAGGCCCCTGCTGCTAAGGTAGCAAAGCGTGTTGGTGACAAACCACGTAAAGGCCAGACTCCAGAAGCGTTTGCACTAGAGTGGTTCGCTAGCAAAGAAGCCAAGGTAGCCGAGAAACGTGCAAAAGGCTTGCTGCCGTAATTTGATGGTCTGTGGTGTAAAAGCCACAGACCTTAATTCGCTTGTATATTATAATATGTATTCACACGTTGACAAGGAGAATGTAAATGGCAGTAACTGAATCACGTACTGTAACGCCAGAACAGGCTCGTAGCCGAATCTTGCGTTGCTTTAAAAATAAACGTCCACTATTCCTGTGGGGTCCACCGGGTATCGGTAAATCCGAGATTGTAGCAGACATTACCAACGAACTTGGTGGCTACATGATTGACTTGCGTCTTTCGCAAATCGAACCGACGGACATTCGCGGCATCCCGTTCTACAACAAAGACAAAGGTATCATGGATTGGGCACCACCCATTGACTTGCCTGATGCAGAACTTGCGGCACAATATCCAATTGTTGTATTGCTGTTAGACGAGATGAACTCGGCGGCACCTGCTGTACAGGCTGCTGCTTATCAGCTGGTTCTCAATCGCCGTATCGGCAAGTATGTGCTGCCGGACAATGTTGTTATGGTGGCAGCAGGTAACCGCGACTCGGACAAAGGTGTTACTTATCGTATGCCTAGTCCGCTGGCGAATCGTTTTGTACACTTGGAGGTCCGTACCGACTTTGATAGTTGGCAGACTTGGGCTGTTAAGAACAAGATCCATCCGGATGTTGTTGGTTACTTGTCGTTTGCCAAAGCAGACATGTTTGACTTTGATCCACGAAGCAATAGTCGTTCGTTCGCTACGCCTCGTTCATGGACCTTTGCAAGCGACTTCTGCAAAGACGAAGGCAGCAGCGAACATGAACTTACTGACCTTATCGCCGGTTGCGTGGGCGAAGGTACCGCTGTCAAGTTTATGGCACATCGTAAACATGCCGCTAACTTGCCTAAACCCGAGGACATCCTGTCAGGTAAGGTCAAGGATCTCAAAACAAAAGAGATCTCGGCTATGTATTCGCTGACCACTAGTATGTGTTACGAGTTGCAAGACTACTACACTAAGAACGGTAAAGACAAAATCGCCGAGTTTCATAAAATGGCAGATAATTTCCTGTCGTTTATGATGGAGAACTTTACTACCGAAGTTTGCGTTATGGGTGCTAGGGTTGCATTGACTACGTATAACTTGCCGATGGTTCCAGGTAAGATGCCTAGTTTTGATACTTTCCATCAACGGTTTGGTAAGTATGTTCTTGCAGCAGCCGGTAGTTCTAAGTAATTGAGTCGCGTGTGAGGCGGGGGCAGGACTAGATCCGTAAGACCCCCAACTAATTATGAAATTTATTGTCGAAAAACTAGACGGCAGACACACAGATCATCATTTATGGAAGTATCGCCTCTATGTTCATCAATTTGTATTGCACCAATACAGTGACGAAAGATTTCGAGATTTTCACCAATTGAGACTTTGGATGACTGAACAATACGGTCCAAGTTGCGAAAGAAACTACTACACTAAAATGGTGTTAGCTCATAAAGGGTTCGAATATTTTGAACCACCATGGTGCTGGCATATAGACACAGAAAAAAATTACTTATACATCTATGTTCGAGATGATGCTACATTAAGCAATATCCAACTTCGATGGACTTGACCAAAAATCCCGAATTAGCTATAATAGCATATACATTAAGGAGTGACACATGGCAGATTCTACCGTAATTGACAAAGCAAAAGTAGTAACCGTAACAGATCCGCGGACCGATGCCGCAGCTCGAGAAAAGCTCACAACCGCTCGTATTGGTCTTCTGCTCAAGGCTCCGTTCTTTGGTCAGTTGGCTACTCGTATGACACTTACTAACGCCGATGCATGGTGTTCTACTGCTGCTACTGATGGTCGCAAGTTTTATTACAATAGTGAATTCGTTAACAAGATGCCGCTAAAACAACTCGAGTTCCTTGTTGGACACGAGATCCTGCATGCGGTATATGACCATATGGGACGGCGTGGTGATCGTATGCCACGCTTGAGTAATATTGCTGCCGACTACTGTGTTAACCAAGACTTGGTAGACCAGCGTATTGGTGAAAAGATTAGCGTGGTTCCTATCTTGTATGACACCAAGTTCAAAGGTCAAAGCTACGAAGAAGTTTACGACTACTTGTACGAAAATGCCGACAAGATTAACATGGACCAACTAGAGTCTATGCTGCTGGACGATCACCTAGAAGAAGATGGCGAAGGCGACGATGATGGCAAAGACGGTTCGGGTCGACCCAAGCTGAGCAAAGAAGAAGCACAGGCTATCCGTGACGAAATCAAAGGTGCGGTTATTGCTGCGGCACAGGCTGCGGGTGCAGGTAATTTGCCAGCTGGTGTAAAGCGCCTGTTGAAAGACATTACTGCTCCGGTTATTGGCTGGAA